TGGTTATTCTTATAATAATAAAGAAACAGGAGTTCCAACTTCAAATATTACTTTAATGGAAATAGGTGCATAATGGCTTTAATAATGGATGCAATATTAGCTTTAGATGCAAAAGCAAAAGTAAAAGTAGTAAGCGAAGATTATGATAAAATTACTTGGTTTGATGACAATCCAAACAAAATTACTGTTGACCAAATTAAAACAAAAAAAACAGAATTGGATAAGATAGATAAAGCTAATGAATATAAGATGCAAAGAGTAAAAGAATATCCAAGAATAGAAGAACAATTAGATACTATTTATCATAAAGGTATAGATGAATGGAAAAAAACAATAAAAACAGTTAAGGATAAATACCCAAAGGAATAGATTATGCCATTAAGTAAAATACAATCTGAATCAATGAACCTAGCCGATAATTATGCCTTTACGGGTACAGTAAGTGGTGCTGGTGGTGGTAAATTATTACAAACAGTAGATTCTTATCAGTTAGGTACTTGGGAACAATCGGCGGGAGGAACTTCTTTTTCTGACATTAATCCAGGATCTGGTGTTTGGACAGCATCTATTACACCTTCAGCTACTAATAGTATTATTATAGTTTATTTAACTTTTGGACATATAAGTCCACATAATTCTGGTGATGGTGGTTATGGTGGTGCATTAAGAATACTAAGAAAAATTGGTAGTGGTAGTTATGGTAATGTTACAAATAATTATGGTTCTGGTAGTGGTAGTAGTTGGAGAGCATTATGTTTAACATCAAGAGAATACAATAGTGGATATATTAGAGGTATGCATTGCCCTCCTTTAGTTGATACTTCTCATAATACAACAAGTGCTTTAACTTATAAACCACAAATAATTTCACACGCATCTGGATATGGAACATATAGAATTAATAGTGGACACTCTACCGAAAATAGTGGTGGATATGCTACAAAAGTTATAAGTCGTATGATATTAGAGGAGAGAGCACCGTGAGTGAATTTAATGGAGTAGCTATATTAGAAATTAATAAGGATGCAAAATTTACAATTCCAGAGGATGATCTTGATAAGATTGTATGGTTAGATGGCACAACACCTATTGCTAAAGATGATATAGAAAAAAAAGCAAAAGAATTAGAAGATAAACATATTGCAGATAAAAAAACAAAAGTATCGGGATTGCGTAAAATGAATTTAACGGATGCAGAAATTGTATCATTATATCCAAATTTAAAGGACAGTTTATAGATGGCATATCTTGGGCAACAACCTATATCAGGAAACTTTGTAAAGCTAGACACTATATCTGTAGTTAATGGTCAAGCAACATATAGTATGCAACGTAGTTCTGTAAACTATAGTCCGGCTTCTGCGAATCATATGATCGTAAGTTTAAATGGTATAATTCAAAATCCCGGTAGTTCTTACACGATTTCAGCTCATCAAATTACATTCGCTTCGAATTTGGTTACAGGCGACGTAATAGATTTTATTATGGTATTAGGTGATGTTCTTAATATAGGCACACCTAGTGATAATACTGTAACTAATGATAAGCTATCTACTGCACCTACACTTATATCAAAAGGTGGTGGTGGTGCGTCTGGAGCTATACAATTAAACTGTGAAAACAATAGCCACGGCGTCAAGGTAAAAGGCCCACCTCATAGTGCGGCTCAATCATATACATTAACCTTGCCTAGCACAGCACCAAGTGCAGACAAAGCATTAATCACAGATGGTAGTGGTAATTTATCTTTTGGTAGTGCGGGAACTCATACCTTATTAAATTCAACAACATTATCTTCATCTGTAGATGTCCAAATTCAAGGATTGATGACGGGATATAATATGTATTTAGTTTTATATAAAATTCAAAGAAGTACAAATTTAATTCCTAGATTTTATTTTATGAGTGGGTCAACAATTTTAAGCTCGGGTTATCATACACAAGCTGTATATGGCTCAGGTTCAGGTAATGCACAAACTTATCCTGATGATGGTCAAGGTTATATGAATTTAACTTCTACTTGGAGTGGTAACCAAAGTGCTACACAAACTCCAGTAGTTGGGCATCTTTATATTATTGATCCAAATGATTCTAATGATTATACCTATGCTTATGGTCAAAATTGTTTTTGGTCAAGCAGTAATACACTTGTAGCAAATATGAATTCTATGTCATCTTCAACAGCACAAGCACAAGATGGGATTAGATTTTATCCAAGTACGGGTAACTTTGCTAACGGATTTATTAAACTTTATGGGATTAGCTGATGTCAATTATAAGAGCCAACAATAATACTTTATCTAGTGTAACTGCATTGCCTGCGGCAATACCAACGGGTTATTATAAATTATTAAATACAACAACTGCAAGTGCGGCATCAAGTGTAGTATTTGACAGCAGTTTAATGACAAACACATATAGACATTATATGATAACGGGTAATGCTTTTTATGCGGCGGCAAATAATTCATTTTTAAGTTATAGAGAATCAAGTGATAATGGAAATTCACATAGCTTTACGGGTAAAAATGCTTATCTTTATACAACTACAGGTTCAAACAGCGGTGGTTTTTATGGTGATTCTACATCAAATTATTTTTATATAGGTAGTTGGAACTCTGGAAGTAACAAACCTTGTTTTGCTCAATGGGATTTATATAATTTTGCACACGCCGAACCTACGGGTGGATTTAAAAAATATCGTGTTAAAATGTTCCAGCATAATGCTAATGCTAATGTATATTATATAGATAGTCAGCACACATCATCAAATGGTGGTGCTATGAATAGATTTGAAATATGGTTTCCTTCTACTACTATAACGGGAACTTTTAAATTATATGGGGTATCATAAATAAAGAAAGGAGGTAAATATGGCTTATAAATATAAAATGGTTAATGGTAAGGAAGTAGAATTAACTGCTGAAGAAATCAAAGAACTAGAAGCTAGAGATACAGAATGGGCTAAAGGTGAACTAGATCGTCTTATGGCTACTATTCGTCAAGAAAGAACTAACCTTCTTGTTGAATGTGATTGGATGGGAATGTCAGATGTAACTATGTCTACAGAATGGAAAACTTATAGACAAAAGTTAAGAGATATAACTAAAGATGTAGATACAGTTGATAAAGCTAAAGCGGTAACTATGCCAGAGAAACCGAAATAATGGACACACGTACTATAAAAGATGTAGCTAAAGATATGAAGGCTCACGAAAGGGAATGTGTCGTGTATAGACAAATGACAGGTCAACGTCTTGATGCTGTTGAGTATCGCATTAAAAGACTAGAGGTATTGCTATGGTCATCAAGTGGTTCTATTATTGCCTTATTGATAACTATAATATTTGGTCTTTTAAATGGAAGCAGTTAGATTAACATATAAAGTAAAAAAATACCGCAAACAATATGTTGTGGTTATAGAAGCTAAATCCTTTGACAGTTTAAATGAAGCAAAAGAGTTTATAGAATCTGTAGGCTTTGAAGAATATCACGATAACGAAAGATTGCACTAATGATTGATCCACTCTCAGCATTTGCCGCAGTAAAGACTGCTCATTCTGTAATAATGAAAGGCATACAAGTAGGTAAAGACTTGTCTAGTTTAAGTGGGTATATATCAAAGTGGGCAATAGGTGAAGCTAACATAGAAGTACACGCAGAAAAAAAAGGAAGGTCCTTGTTTGGTAAGTTTAGTTCAGTAGAACAAACAGCTATAGAAGCCCATCTTCGTAAAGAAGAACTGGCTCGTATGCGTGATCAGTTGCGTGAAATTTTTTTATTATATGGCTCACCGGGTCAATGGGAACGATTGCAAGGTGAGATTGCTAGTGCCCGTGCTGAGAAAAAAAAAGAGTTAAAACGATTAGAACAAGAACGAGAGCGTAAGAAAACAATTATAGTTGCATCATTAGCTATTGCAGGACTCTTGATTTTTATATATTATGAGTTAAAGTTATTAAAGTTGATATGACGTTTGAAGATTTAGACATAATGGCAAAGACAATGTGGGGTGAATCTCGCAACCAAGATACAAGTGGTCAGATTGCTGTAGCTAGTGTTATAAAAAACAGAGCGGAGGCAAGACGTTGGTATGGTAACACACCAAAAGAAGTCTGTTTAAAAGAATGGCAATTTAGTTGTTGGAATGAAGGTGATCCTAATAAAGAAAAGATGGAGAACTTACCAATAGTAGATGAAGTTTATTTAAAAATGTTTGCCCTTGCTCATTTGGTATTAGAAGAAAAGATAAAAGATAATACAGAAGGGTCAACGCATTATCACACTACAAACATTATGCCTAAATGGGCACAAGGCCAAACGCCTGTAGTTACTATTGGCGATCATAAATTCTACAATAATATAATCTAATGTTACCTTTACTTGCACCTATAGCTAAATCAATATTCTCTACTGTAGATAAAGTTATTACATCTAAAGCAGAGAAAGAAAAGATTAAAGCTGAGTTACAGCACAAAATTATTACAGGCGATCTAAAAGAAATAGAAGCCGCCGCAACTGTAATACAATTAGAAGCACAAGGTACGTGGTTGCAAAGAAGTTGGCGACCAATAATGATGTTATTGTTTGCAGGACTAATGGTAGCACATTGGTTTGGATTTACTGCACCTAACATTCCTGAGTCCGTGCAAAATTCATTACTAGATATTATAATGATTGGTGTAGGTGGTTATACTGTTGGGCGTAGTGCAGAAAAAATTGGACAACAATGGCAAAACAAAAACAAAAAACCATAATAGATTATTTGGAGGCAAAAATGTCAAGCATAGAGAAGGCTAGAAGGGTGTGCAGTAAGGTTTGGGGTAAGATTATACTTCAGATTTCAGCTTACCCTCTGTACTCAGCTATAGCCGTTGTAGGGCTAATTCTACTTTTATTCTACCTATAAACTAATCTTTTTTTTGATACTCTTGATAATTGTATCTATATTCTAGGGGTACAACTATAATTTCTCCTTTGTGATCCTTAATGGGTACACCATTATCGTCAACTATTTGCCCTTGTTCATTAATCTTGTTCATTACTCTGTTTTAATATATCTATAAATAAAGGCAAGTCTAAACATACCATTGTTGTGCCGTGGTCTTTGTGTAGGCACAGCAAGTCAGCACCAGACTTCCATCTTTCTAGTGTTTTAAATCCGGCTCCATCTTTCCGTGCTTTTACTTCCACGCTTAGTTTGTGCCAAGGTTCTTGTCTTATTTCTATGTCGTAAGGGAAATCTGGTATTGCTCCGCTCATTGGTTGTCGCCGTGCTTTTATTCCGTGTTTAACAAATTCCTTTACAAGTTTCGCTTCTACTCTATATCCTTTGCTTTTGCTAAACTTTCCCATCTTGCGGCTCCGTGTCTGAAGGTGCGTGTGCATACCAATCTGTACCTAATACTTCTAGGTTTCTTGCACCTACACCTTTGGTTAATTTATTTTTCTTCACTAATTGCATACATATTTTGTGTGCTTGTGAGGGTGATGAGAAAGCTAAACTTTCTGCAATCTCTTTATAAGATGGGCTGAACCCATACATACTTAAAAAGTCTTTTACAAACTTTAATACTCTTGCTTCATTTCGGGTCATAAATTCTCCTGTCGTACCTAAAATCTTTTACTCGTGTGCATTTCATAGCTACTACATTAACTACAGAATCTTTAAATTGTTCTTGCACACTCCACCATGTAAAGACGTTACACTTGGCTAGTAAAGGTACAGCATATTTCATATATAATCTACCTTCATATTCTAACCAAAGTGTAACGACAAATATTTTAAACATTAGTATGGAATATCATCA